TACATGGTTATGTGCTGCTGGGCATTTGATTTCAATACCACCATCATCGCCCACCAAACCATCAGGGCTGCAACCAAACTCACCAGAGTTATCAAGGATAAACCCAACCTCTTTAACCTCATTGCCTGTCTCTAACTCATAATAGGCACGGGCCTCTGGCTCTAAATCAGTGCCGCGCTGCATAGCATCAGTCACAAAGATGGGTTCAGACCTACCAGTTAACCTTTCAGAGATCATCAGGTTGATGTAACGGTCAGCAGATGTACTTGCCTTGCCCTTACTGGTGACTAGGTTGTGGAACTGACTAGCACTAGGTCGTCCTACCCTAGCCGCCAGCCATTCCTCACTGCCCTGCTCGGCTTCAAGAATCCGCATTTTGAGCCTTCTTGTTTAACATCCCTAGTGCCTGATCAAAGCGCATAGCAGGTAAGTCTTCAACAGTATCGCACTTGAACACCTGACAGAACTTCTTAACGTCAGACTCTGTAATCTCCAACAGTGACTTCAACTGTGCAGCCTGGGCACTGTCTATCGGAGCATCCTGAACAGCACTGGGTAGCGCCTCGCCCTGATAGATGTATAAACCCAACCCATGCATGGCGATTGCTTTTACGAGACACCTGATACGGGCATCAGAGATATCCCTAGTGGTAGGGTTAACAATAGACTTGTTACGGTTATCCATTACCGGGAGCCACATGCTGTGCGTCTTACCCTCAACAGTGACAGATACATTGACCTCGCAAGTCTCATTCTCTAGAAAGGTGGGTGGGCAGAAAGCATAACTGCTGTCTGGATAGTGTTCATTCAGTGTCTGCCACGCCCATGCCCAGGATAGGTAGGATAGGTTGCCCTTCTTTTCAACATGCTTGCTACAGTCTATAGCTGATAGCGTTTTCCAAACATTACTCATTTGATTACCCCTTGTTTTCTCAGTAGTGTATTTATTCGCAGTATCTCGTCTAGCAGCCACTGCCTGTTAAGTAAGTCCCGCAGCCCAGTTGGCTTGGTCTGTAAGACTACGTCTATATCATAGACGATTTTCAAAAGATCATTGTTATTCATGCTACCTCCGAGTTTGCTGTGTCACATTGCTCTTGAGCATAGCGGTCGCCATACCCCTCATAGTAAGCAGGGGATTGACCAGGCAGCGCCTCATGGCCGTGGACGCAATCATACTCGCCCTTACAGTAATCAGTCATATCATTAATGTTCATAGTGATACTCCCGGTCAGCAGCCATATCAGCATCGAACAGACTACACTCGATAAGGTGGTACTCGATCTGCTCACGCATCAGCTTACCCAGGGCAGCATCATCTTTAGCCAGTACAGCAGTACGGATGTCATCAATGATATTCATCTCATGGGCATGGTTTTGTTTGCGTTGGAAATCAGATAGGCCACAACCCTGGTGCGGGAAATTAACGCCATCAAGGCTGACAGCTTCCCATACTAACATCGGGTCTTTAAGTTTATCGCCTAGCATCTCTTTGGCGATCTCTTTGGTACGGTTTGAATAGTCCATGTTACTTCCTCATTTGTGTGTGTGCCGTCTATTTTACATAATGATTATCTATTGTCAAACATCTGTTGCAAATTATTTAACGTAGGTATATTATCAAAACTCAATAACTAGGAGAGAGCAGTGGATATTAATAAAAGTTTAGATCACTACATGCGCGAGCATGGTATGAGCCAGATGGACTTGAGCAGAGAAGCTCATTTGAACCCGGCAACCATTAGCCTTATACGCAATGGTCATCGAGAGCCACGGTGCAGCACCTTGAAATCAATGGCTGACATCTTTGGTGTAAGAGTATCTGAGTTTATAGCGGCAGGTGAACATGGATAATCCAGGCTACTACGCCATCATCCCTGCTACTGTCAGATACGATGATAGGTTAACGCCTAATGCCAAGCTGTTGTATGGCGAGATCACTGCGCTGTCCAACAAAGAGGGGTATTGCTGGGCAGGTAATGCCTACTTTGCCAATCTATATGGTGTGACCAAGACATCTATCTCAACCTGGATAGGTAACTTAAAGGATTGTGGGTACATATCATTGCAGATGCAGTACAAGGAGGGTACTAAACATATCTTGAATAGGTATATAAGAATTCTTGGGGAGGGTATGCAAGAAAACTTGGATACCTATGCAAGTAATCTTAATGACCCTATACAAGAAATCTTAATGGTTAATAATACATCTAATATTACACCTAATATTACAGTTAATAGTATTGTCGATTTTGATTCATTTTGGAAGTTGTACCCAAGGAAAGCAGGTAAGAAGACAGCTAGTGATAAGTGGAATATGATCAAGCCAACTCCAGATGTGATGGCTATGATTGAAGAGAATGTAACTCAGCGTCTGGCTACCGGGGAATGGGATGTCAGCAATCAATCCTTTATCCTGCATGCCAGCACCTACCTTAACCAGGCTCGATGGGAAGATGAAGTTATCGGGACTGCTAAAACTAAAACTAATACCGACTCTATCAAGGCTACAAACCTGATGGATAAGGTTACTGATAGATCATGGGCGGAATAAATGTGGATACTACCGAAGAACTACCAACTGTCATCAGCTTTTGCAGCGGATATGGTGGCATCGAAAGAGGACTTGACTTGTGCGGGGTTAAACATCGAGTTCTCGCTTATGTCGAGATCGAAGCCTATTGCATTGCAAACTTGGTTGCGAAGATGGAAGCCGGGGAACTACCACCAGCACCTATATTTACGGATCTTAAAAAATTCCCAGCGGAAATCTTTCGAGGAAAAGTTAGCATCCTCACTGGCGGATATCCATGCCAACCTTTCTCAGCAGCAGGAAAGCGACTCGGAGCAGATGACCCCAGACACCTCTGGCCCCACATCAGGCGACACATTGAATCAATTAGACCTCTTCAATGCTTCTTTGAAAACGTCGAAGGGCACATCTCGCTTGGACTCTCCAGCGTCATCAGCGATCTGGAAGAAGATGGTTATCGAAGCGCGTGGGGAATATTCTCAGCGCGTGAAGTTGGCGCACCCCACCAGAGAAAAAGAGTCTACATCATGGCCGACGGCAACAGTGTTCGATGTGACTGGGGGAAGCTACCCGACACAGCTAGTCAACGGACAGTGGAGATCGAAACACAGCAAAGATCCCGACAGCCCCTGGTACGGAGCGAAGCTGAAGGATGCTGTAGAGACAGCGGAGAAGTTTCCAACCCTAGGAACAACCGAGTGTCGATCAGACACGTTGAACCTAGTAAACAGGGTCAGCAAAGGCAAACAAATAATGCTTACACATCATGTTCGACTTTATCCGACACCATCAGCGAGAGATTGGAAGGACACACCGGGCATGGCAAAGACTGCAACCAATCCCGATGGGTCGGAGAGAAAGAGAAACGACCAGTTAGCAAGGGCAGTTTATGCAACGGAGAACCCAATCTCTGGGCACCTGAACCCGGACTGGGTAGAGTGGTTGATGGGTGTTCCAACCGGGTGGACAGGATTAGGCTCTTGGGAAACGGAGTAGTCCCACAAACAGCAGCAAAAGCATACACAACATTATCGGAGAGATTAAGATGACACGCATAAAAAATGAGCAGGTATTAAAACCCTTTGTTGGTGAACACGAATACTTTCAAGAGGGTAAGTCATACACCTACCGGCAGTACACTGATTGGACTGTTCAAAAATCAGCTAATGGCCCAGTTAAATACGACACCATAAAGGGTAGGTTAAACAATAGACCATATTGCACAGCGGAAGAGTTGCTGCCTATCCATATGTTTCAGAGTCAAGAACTCAAAGTTAAAAGAAAGATGGAGATAGCCAAGAGAAGAAAAAACGATAAGCGATCTCGATTTCATGGGAACAAACTACCCCAGGCTGACTCTCTGCTATACGAGCAGACAGTCTGGAATTCAGTGTTCTCCCAGGCTATGCTCCGCGCTAGTATCACTACATTCACCTGTCACTGGGGTAAAGATAATGCCTGAAGGCTACAAGGTTAACAGTCAGGAGAGCCTAGATAACTACCTAATGTTTGTTAAACAACTGTTTCAAGACAAGAGGTATGTCACGTTCAACTATAAGCTAGGCAAGCCCAGGACTATTAAACAGAATAGTTCCATGTGGAAATTCTGCCAGCAGATAGCTGAGAGATGTAATGATGCCGGGTATGAGATGCAGACTACCAGCCCTGTGTTATCCAAAACAATAGAGACTCCATGGACTGACAGGAGCGTCATGGATAACATCTGGATGCCTGTTCAGAGGGCGATGTACCCTAACAAATCGGAGAGCAGTTCCGAGTTAGACACCTATGAAGTGTCCCCGGTAGCCGAGACTGTGATTAGGTTCCTGGGTGAGAACTATAAAATACATGTAGCATTCCCAAGCAAGGATTTTAAAGATGGCAATTAAGCGCGATGCAGCAGATAAGTGGTTTAGTGATGTAGTAAGACAGAAGGCTGGGTTCGTATGCCAGCACTGCAAGAAGTCTGATGCACGGATGGAGTGCGCTCACATCTATGGCCGGGCTGCTAAGTCAGTCAGGTGGTCGATAGATAATGCTGTATGCCTATGCCACTACTGTCACATGAAGTTTACTGCCAACCCGTTTGAGTTTACAGCCTGGGTGCTAGACACCCATGGGGTAGGTCACTTAGAGATGCTGCGGGAAAAGTGGAATGTGCTGATGCCCACTAACAAGAAGCTACGAGCAGAGATTGCTAAACACTACCGTGAAGAGTTTAAGAAGATGAAGGCTGATGAAACCTATGAGC